ATTTTAGTCTTAATTGAAGCAGAAACTTTTAATTCATCTAATTCTAACTCAACAGATCGTTTTTCTTCATCAGCAACGATCGCTTCATTTACGATATCTTCAATCGCACCATCACAATCGCTATACTGAGAAACCTCACGATAACGACGAATTAAATCATTTTCATTCTTAATTGTGCCCTCAAGATCCATGACCATACCGTAGTATCCACCAGCATTAACACCAGTGTTTACTACAGTTGATCCTGTTTCAATTGGACTAGGAGGAACTACGCTTGGTAGTTCCTGTCCTTGTTTACGCTTTATCTCAAAGCCAAATAGTTGCATAATGTAAAAACCTCAGTTAATTATTAAAGAGGGAACGAACCAACTGGAGTGTCGATAGAAACATTGACACCGAATCCAGAAGTTGCCCCAGTGTTTGAAGTAAAGAAGTTATAAGTGAACTCTACATCAAACTGTTCAATTGCATTTTGTTGCTCGTAATCTAAACCTACAGCTGAAATATTTGTTGGCATAGCGTCAACAAACTTATAACTCTTGATAATCGCACCATTTCTATCTAGCTGATGAACATTTAGGTCAACTTGATAATCAGTAGGATTAACACGACCATTAGTAGTGTTGTAATTCTGAATACCAGATTGCCATTGCTCAAGTGCGTTGCGGATACCAAAAGTTGTATCGTTGTAAATTGTTACAGTCCATGGTTGGAAAGTTCTTTCACCAGCAAAGTTAACTGGGCGACCACGATAGAGAACAGGAAGTGTCTCGATTGTGGAAGCTGGTAACTGAGCAGCTTTACACAAAAACTGTGCACGCTGTCCTGCTACCACACCCAATGTAACATAAGATGGGAAAGTTAATTCAACACGGAATTGATTAGGGCGAGCACCGCCACCAATCATCTGTGCTTTAAAATCAGCAATATTTGCCATTTAATTCTCCTTGTTCTTATCTTTATTTATCTGTTATTAAGCACCAATTTCGCTGAAGTTAATCGCAGAGCGAGCAGCAACGAAGTTGAGAGTAATAAAGTTGATAGAACGATTTGGCTTAACGAAGATATCTGCAATAAACTCATTGCGATCGATAACTTCACCAGTGTTGTTAGACTCATCGCACTTAACAACGAAATCAGTAATACCACGACGACCTTGTACATCACGGAGGAATGGCTCTACCAAGTTCTTGAACTGTGCACGAGTGAACGAATCATTAAATTCGAACAACTGGAATTTAGCAGCAGTTGCAATCGCTTTTTCCATAACAATGAATAAGCGACGAACATTGATACGATCGAATGCAGATGGTTTAGCCAACAGAGTCTTATCACCAAAGAGAACAGTTCCTTCTCCTGGGAATGTAACAACAGGGTTAACACCTTTCTTGTAAAGAGTGTCACGCTGTGTCTTAGTTGGATTAACTGCCAAACGAACCACATTCTTAATTTGACCACGATTTAGACCACCTGGAGAGAACCATGGATCGTTAGTGTAGTCAGTACGAGCACATAAACCAGCCACATCACCATTTAATGGGACATAGCGATATTTGTCATTGTATCGGTCATATTGATATTTGGAACCAGAATCCATAACTGCATATGATGTGCTTGAAAGAGCATCACGATAACCAGTAATATAACCAATCTCTGTAGAAGTTGCACCGATAATTACATCACCATTTGATACTCTTTGTGGAGAAATCAAAGCGATACAATCTAGACGAGTTTCGCAGATGTTGCTAATTACATACTGTGCAACAGTGGTAGATGCTTTACCTAGCATAACTAGAGAAACATCATACTGCTCAGCATTAGCAAACAATGCAAAGGCACTATTCTTTTCGCCATCAGTTAATGCGTAGTCATCTGTACCACCAGAAAGAGATACAGTTTGAACAGCAGTTAGTGTCTTAAATGCAGAACCTGCTGCAGTAGCACCCCATGAAGTAGTACCTGTTACTGCAGTTGGGTGATCCATCCACCAGATGTATTCTGAACGACTATTAATAGCGTCTTTGTAATAGTTATTTGTACCATCAGGTTTTTTACCATCAGATGCTTTTGAAAGGAATGCAAATTTTTCTAAAACAGTACCAGCTGTACCAGTCCACAATCCGTCTTCATCAATAACAATCACATGAACTTCGTCACCAGATCCACCTACGCTTGCAGCGTAAGGAGAAGTTGCAGGAGCAGCATCAAATTCAGATTCATATGTCCAGCCAGTGAAACCAGCAGAGTCTGCCATAGAAACTTTTAAACTATTACCTAAAGATCCAGGATATTTTGCAGCCCAAGTACCAACAACACCTGCACCATTAGAGTAAGTAGAATTATATGTTTCACCATTAATAATTTTAATTCCAGCAGTAGTGATAGTTGCTGTCGCAGTTGCAGTAGTTCCAGATGGAGGTGCTGCAATAGTGATAGTTGGAGCAGTAGAATAACCTGAACCAGATAGAGTTATATTAATACCAGTTACTGTTGAAGTACTAAGTGTTACAGCACCAAGTGTAGCTGCAGTAGTTGGTGTACCACCAGAGATTGAAACAGTTGGAGCAATTTTGTAACCAGATCCAGCTGCAGATATTGTGATTGAAGCAACAGTTTGTTGTGAAGTGTTACTAAAAGTCCAACCAGTAGTAGTTCCTGCAGTAGTAGTAAGGGCAGAACCACCAGTAGTAGTTAAAGTGAATCCTGTTACAGAAGATCCAGAACCAGTAATAGCGGAAACTTTATATGTAGTTGGATTTGAGTATCCAGTAATATCACCATTTCCAGTTAATGTACCAGAAATAGTAATTAAATCATCAACTTCTATAGTAGTTGCAGTACAAGTAAACTGACCACCAGTACCAGAAATAGCAGTTCCAGAAATAGTTGGTGTGGTCATTACTGCAGTAGCAGTAGCACCAAAGCCACTATCACCAGCTGCTGTGGTTATAGTTACTGTTGGTGTAGAATTATATCCTGAACCAGCAGTAGAAACTGCAATAGCAGTAACTGTACCACCAGATAGCACAGCAGTGCCAGTAGCTTGTTCGCCACCAGTAATATCAGGTGCACTAAAAGTTACAGCTGGGGCAGCTGCAGTAGAAGTATAACCTGATCCTGCAGCAGTAATCGCAATAGCGGAAACTCCACCAGTTTGAGTAGTCACCGCATTCAAGTGTCCAGCGTCTGCACGAACTAGTAATAGGTTATTTGTATAAGATAGGAAGTTCGCAGCAGTGAAGAAAGAATCAAAGTTACTATCGTTTGGTTTACCGAAACGACGAACTAACTCGTTTTCGGAACCAACAGTGGTAGGCTCCATAACTGGACCCCATGGGAATGCACCAGCGAAAGCACCAATTGAAGATGATACGGCTGGAACGATAGAAGTGAAATCTTTTTCTACGACTGCAACGCCTGGAGATAATTGAAACGGCATTGTAATTCTCCTTGTTAATAAGTTTTACTTTTAGACAAAATTCATGTCTACATTTTATTTAGTTTTTGCACGATTTCTAGAAGTTTAGAGGAGGTTTTTCTGGACCACCATCGTCATAAAAACCAAATGGAGTAAGTTCTTCTTCGATAGCTTGCATCTGTTTCTTATACATAACTTCTCTAAGGTTTACATTATTTAGGTCTTTAAAATACGAGTTAGTCGTCAACCAGCCAAACAAAACTAAAGGCATAACTAAGTCATCATGATAACCTTCGTCTGCCTGATAAGATCCTTTTGTCTCAATAAATGTAGAAATTTCTGATATAGTGTCTGCGTCTTGTATTAATAGTTTCTTTTCTTCAACTAGTGCCTTAAAATTAGAGCACCCAATTCTTTTAATTTTTTTATCTGTCATTACACCTAGCTGGGTTTTACCACCACCGAAACCACCAGAAACTGTTTGTCCAAGAGTATGTCTTGTAACAAATAAAATGTTTTCGTATTCCATTTCAGAATAGAGAATATGAGCAACTTGCTCTGATATATTAATCTCCATTAGAACCCAAGCGTAATTATAGTCTCTACCAACTTTGTAAATAATATTAGGATAGAGCAATGGACTAATTTCATTGTTTCTATACTTTGCAACAATTCGATAGGGTGTTTCTGTAATATCAATAATCTGAAACGCAGAATAATCCCCACCAACTCCTTTAGCCACATCAGCGACTAAACAATATGTATGACCAACTTGTGGCTCTACATAAACATCAAGTCCATCTTTCTCATAGACTCTATTTGCTACACTCATTTGTGCGATAGTATCTGCATTAATAAGTGTTAAACTTGATCCCAAGAAGTTACACAAAACCTCTTGATTATATTTAAGTTCACCGAGCATGGCTTTTTGTTCATTTGCCCATGCCTCATCACGACCTGGAATTTCCCAGTATGGAATAAACAGATTAACAAATCCATTTCGCCCATTCTCAGCATCATTCCAAAACTTCCAGAAATGATTATAACCTAATGGTGTACTACTTAGAAGAATCTTAGTAGTCTGACCAGCAGAAATTGTAGGGTAAACTGATGTAAAGAATTCTTCTGCCACATTGTTCGGAATAATTGCAGCTTCATCAACATACAATAAGTTTACAGATTTACCACGAATACCAGATTTACCAGTTGCAGCAGTAAATACTTTTGAGCCATTTTCTAATTCGATGTCACCTTTGTTCCAAGTAGTGACACCTTGTTGCATCCATTTAGGGAGTAATTCATACATCGTTTGATAACGATCTAAAACCTCTCGTGCAGCTGTTGCTTTGTTTGCTAGAACACCCACATTTTTATTCGGTTGAAATAATGTATACCAAAGAATATAAGCAGCGGAAGTTGTAGTCTTACCTTGCTGACGACCTTCCATAAGAATCACACGACGATTGCTATGAATAACATCAATCTTTTTCTTTTGGCAATCGTATAATTTAAATAACTGAAGACCATGATCTAGTGTTACAATGTAACAATAGTTTTCAATAAAATAAATCGGATCTGCA